AAAGGGTAGCAATCAACAGAAGAAAGTCAGAGGTGCTAAGTCTACTGCAGGAACTGGTAAGTATAAGAAGATGGCAGATGACAAAAAGCAACTCAAGAAAGATGCTAAGGAAATGGGTTATGGTAGTGACACAAAGGGTTATGTAGAAACCAGAGCACGTTATGGTAGCAAGGAAAACATGAAATCTGGTAGAGGACTAGGGACATGAGCACACCTCTTGACCTATCTCATTGCCCTGATGGTCAGTATTATTGCTTTGATGATAGAAAATGCAAACCAATACCTAAAGGTATGTCAGTAGGAAAGAATGGTATGTTGGTCAAAGAAACAACAGAGTTAAAGAACGAAATAATTGCGAAAGCACAGAAAAAACATACTATGGCAAAGTCAAAAAAATTCAAGGATGTCATGGCAAAAGGAAAAGAAGCAAAAGATAAGTTATATAAGACTACTAGAGAAAAAGGCGTACGTTTCTATGACAAGAAAGGTTCTGGTTACATGAAGGACGGTAAGAAAAAATACGATTGATAGCCTATATACTGTGTAATTACATATTAAGATCATGATTGGTAATTTTTTAATGCCACTGGCATACAAGGTAATCGATTCTGCTGTCAAAAAAATCCCTGATGATGCAGAACTCGGAGAGAAATTAATCGATATTTGTTTATTGATTATTGGCAAGGCAGTGAAACTCACTAAGACGACCGCTGACGACGCTTTATTTGAAAAAGTAAAGGAAGCACTTGCTGCTAAATAAGTAGCGTTTGCGACCCTTTTAGAGGGGTCTCAGAGACCCCTTTTTTTATAAATAACTACAGGAAAAAACAGAATTTTAGGAGCATAACCATGGCACTTTACGGTGTAACTGATGCAGACGAATCTAAGCCAAAGTGGGCTGTGAGAGGGAGCGGTGTAGACCCCCAAAATATCTTTGCAACCGCTGATGGTTGGGTTCTTCGTCATTACAAGAATGCCGCGAAGACAAAGTTTTGGGACGAAATTTTAGTCTCAGTTGATGGTCTTGTAGGTGCAGGTTCTCGTGGAACCAATACCTTGGGTGGTGCAGATATTACTGCAGTATTCTTTGAAGAGACAGGTTATGCAGGTGGAGCAACAGGTTCTGTTGTTGTCATCTATAACGAACAGGTTAACGTCACAAACGGTGCGACTCTAGTCGTTAGAAACACTACTGATTCTGCTAACATTACTGCAACTGCTGCAGCACAAACAGGAGTAAACCGTGTTGAGTTTACATTTACTGCTGCTGCAACTGGTAAAGCACACGCTATCCAAGCACAAACAATCTCTGGAACTATCGTTGACTCAACAGGTGGTGCAACATCTGATAAGGCATTCGCAACTGGAGACGTAGTTGGTGCAGGTGGATCTGGATCTACTGCAACATTTACTGCAAGTTAACTAACATATGAAATTTGACGAACTAAATGAGGATACATTCCTCATGTTCGCCATTAAGCATTATGAAAATCCTCACTGTGTGACTAGAGAGGATTTTGATGAAGATTTAAAACGCTTCAAGTATCTTAAAAGACTCTTGAAGCGTTATGTGAGAAGAGGTCCGTTAAGGATTCATCTCGTCATCAATCATATAATCATCTTATATAATGTTTTTGGTGAAGCAGCAACTCCTCTTCTCTTCTTTAAATTAGAAAGAGAATATTGGAGTTTAATAAAGACTCTACTGATCTATTTGAATAAATATCCAGTAGGGATGCTTCCAGACTTGGAAACAGACCCCGATTTAGAAGAAGAACTTAAACAGGTATAGGCTATGATGACAGCAGGAACAGGCGGATTTAGTGGTAGCGCAGCTGCCAAAGGTCCTGTTGCGGGTTTTGATCCTGTCATGAAGATGAGAGGTAAACTTAAAAAGATTAAGGCACAAAAATCTAGTTGCTGTGAAGAAACAGATAGAGTAAACCCTCAAGGTCCTTCTAGATTATTCCAATACAAGATTAACGTACCTGAGGTTGGTGAAACAATCGTGTTTGCTAATAGTCCTGCTGAACTCAGGATGAAATTAAGGATGGCAATCATGCCTAAGTATAGGTCTGGTATTAATATTGAAAGAATCATGCCTGGTGGTGCTGCTAAATTCTTCATGGACAAGAGAATGAAGCACATGAAGAATGTGAAGGAAGAGTCTGAACTAAAGAAAGCAAATATAAACTATAAGACTACTAAGAGCGGTGGTAAGACAACTCATCATGTCAATAAGAATGACGAGGCAGATGCACAAGCAGCGATGAAGAATGATCCAAAATACATTCTTGGTAAGACTAGAGTAAAACCTGTCAAAGAAGCTGCGGGTGATCAGCAGATGAAAAATCAAATGAATCAGCAAAAGATTCAGAACATGAAGAAGAAAGTCATGTTAAAAAAGCAAGAATTACAAAAACAATTACAACTAAAAACACAACAACTTAAAAAACAAGCAAGGACTGGAGTAGAACAAGACGCAACAAGGTAATGTCTGACCTTAACACCGCTATAATAGAAAGACTCGAAAAAGTAGTTGATTCATTGCAGGAGAATTCTGTAAAAATGGGTCAACTTCTTGCTGTGCATAATGAGAAGTTAGATAAACAAGACAAGATCGATCAAGTTTTGTTTGAAAAGGTTGATAGATTGCATGCAGATATTAATAGAGAGACAGAACAGATAAAGAAAGGTTGTGAAAGAGACATCCGTAAGATAGATGATCGTCTAAGGTTGATGGAAAAGAAAATGTGGACTATATTTGGAGCAGTTTCAATCGTAACGTTCCTTGTTTCAGCACCAGGACAGGCAGTTTTGAAGCAGTTGACAAACAATCAAAATACTAGTATGATAACGACAGAGATTATTAGGTCTACTTGATTGACAATTTTTATGCGAACCTACTCTCTGCTCGTCTTGACAGATTTAAGCAGGTCAAGAACGGGACGTACAACTTTAGGTGTCCCTATTGCGGTGACTCCCAAAAACGTAAGAATAAAGCACGAGGTTACTTCTTCACTAAGAAGAGTGGTCTCGTTTTTAAGTGCCATAACTGCGGTGTAGGCAGATCGTTTGGTAACTTTCTAAAGGAACAAGCGAATGACCTTCATGATGAATACATCATGGAGAGATACAAAGCAGGTCTTACTGGTAAAGGTACGAATGTAGCAGATCCTGAGTTTAATTATCAAAAACCAATATTCAAAAAGAAGGGAGAACTACAAAGTATTTCAGAGCTAAATACTTCGCACTCAGCATTAGCATACTTAACCAAACGTGGTATACCGAGGAAACATTTCTCGAATTTATACTATGTCGATGAGTTTTGCACATGGGTTAACACACAGAAACCGACCTTCCGAAATGTCACAAAGGATCACCCAAGGATTATTATTCCTTTTGTTGATGAAAATGGAGAATGGTTTGGATTTCAAGGGAGGTCTCTGAATCCCAACGATAAACTTAGGTATATAACTATCATGTTGGATGAAGATCGAATCAAGGTTTATGGTCTTGATCGTGTCAACTTCAACAAGACCGTATATATTACTGAAGGTCCTTTCGATAGTCTTTTTATCGACAATGCAATTGCTATGGCAGGTGCTGATGTTGATTGGAAACTAATAGATGGAAAAGAGGCAGTCTTTGTTTACGATAATGAAAAACGTAGTAAAGAAATTGTTAACCGTATTGAGAAAGCAATTGATAAAGGATATGAAGTAGTAATCTGGCCTAGTAGTCTACAAGAGAAAGATCTAAACGATATGTTCTCTTCTGGACACGACGTGCAATCTATGGTAGAATTTAATACTTACCAAGGATTAGAAGCAAAAATTAAATTAACCGAATGGAAAAAGGTATGATTAGTCCAAGGACACCCAAACCAATCAACGTCACAAAAAGAGAAGGAGAGAAGACACCCTTAGACCTTAATAAGGTTCATAAGATGGTAGAACTTGCCTGTGAAGGTCTTGCAGGGGTCTCTGAATCTGCTGTAGAGATTAACAGTGGTCTTCAATTTTTTGACGGAATTAAGACAGCAGACATTCAAGAAATTCTTATTCGTTCAGCGAATGATCTGATCTCTCTTGATCATCCTAACTATCAGTATGTTGCTGCAAGATTGCTGCTGTTCGGTCTTAGAAAGGCAGTATATAATGGTCACCCTGATGGTCATCCTCCTTTACTTGAGCATGTCAAGAAGTGTATAGACAAAGGTGTGTATGATAGCAGTATTGTTTCCAAATATACTGAAGAAGAATGGGATAAACTTAATAGTTATATTGATCACGACAGAGATTATTTGTTTACATATGCAGGTATTCGTCAGGTAGTCGATAAATATCTCGTACAAGATCGTTCATCAGGAGAAGTATACGAAACTCCACAGTTCATGTATATGATGGTGGCGATCACGCTCTTCCAAGACGATGATAAATTTTATCGCTTGGAGTATGTAAGAAAATACTATGACGCAATCTCAAAACACAGACTCAACATTCCAACGCCGATTATGGGAGGAGTGCGTACGCCACTCAGACAATTTGCAAGCTGTGTTCTTGTTGATGTTGATGACACCCTCGATAGCATTTTTAGCAGTGACATGGCTATTGGCAAGTATGTTGCACAAAGGGCGGGTATCGGTATCAACGCGGGTAGAATCCGTGGCATCAACAGCAAAATCCGTAGCGGAGAAGTACAACACACAGGTGTTGTACCTTTCCTCAAAAAGTTTGAAAGTACTGTCAGATGCTGCACTCAGAATGGCATTAGAGGTGGATCAGCGACTGTCCACTTCCCAATCTGGCACCAAGAAATAGAAGATATTATTGTTCTAAAGAACAACAAAGGAACAGAAGACAACAGAGTAAGGAAACTAGACTATAGTATTCAGATTAGTCAGTTGTTTTATCAAAGATTCATTGATGATCGCAGCATCTCTTTGTTTAGTCCACATGATGTGCCAGGTTTATACGAAGCATTTGGAACTCCTGAGTTTGATGATCTATATGTAGAGTATGAAAATGATCGTGCTATTCCTAGAAAGACTATGAAGGCACAGAAACTCATCCTTGATCTATTGAAGGAGAGAGCAGAAACAGGTCGTCTTTATATCATGAACATTGATCACTGTAATAGTCACAGTTCATTCAAAGATAAAGTAAACATGAGTAACCTCTGTCAGGAGATTACTCTTCCAACAGATCCTATTCAACACATAGATGGATCAGGTGAGATTGCTTTGTGTATCCTATCTGCTATCAACGTAGGTAAGTTAAAGAACCTTGAAGAACTTGATGAACTATGTGAACTTGCTGTTCGTGGTCTTGATGCATTGATTGATTATCAACAGTATCCTGTCAATGCTGCAAAGCAAAGCACATTGAATCGTAGATCACTTGGTATTGGTTACATTGGACTAGCACATTATCTTGCTAAGAATGGTGCTAAGTATGATTCTCAGAAAGCATTTGATTTAGTTCATAAACTTACTGAAAGATTCCAGTATGCTCTTCTAACAGCATCGAATCGTATGGCAATGGAGAAAGGTCCTTGCGGTTATTTCGGTAAGACAAAGTATGCTGATGGAATTCTTCCTATCGATACATATAAGAGTGAAGTAGATGAGATTGTTCCGAATGACCTATCATGTGATTGGGAGTATCTCAGGGGCAGGATCAAGGAGTATGGACTCAGGCACAGCACTTTGTCCGCACAGATGCCTTCGGAGAGCAGTTCCGTTGTGTCAAATGCCACAAACGGAATCGAACCTCCTAGAGACTACCTGTCCGTTAAGAAATCAAAGAAAGGACCTCTTAAGCAGATTGTTCCGTCTTATAACTCTCTAAAAGCAAACTATACCCTGCTATGGGATATGCATAACAATGATGGTTACATCAAAGTAACTGCAGTTATGCAGAAATTCTTCGATCAGGCAATCAGTGGTAACTGGAGTTACAATCCAGAGAATTATCCTGACAATGAAGTGCCCGTATCCGTGATGGCAAAAGATCTTTTGACCACCTACAAATATGGTTGGAAGACTTCATATTATCAAAATACATATGATGCTAAAAAAGATGGTGACGACGAAACAAACGTCGATAAATTAATCAACGACATACTCACCTCGGAGGAAGAAGATTGTGACAGTTGCAAAGTCTAAGGAATCAGTAGAAGGAATGACAGTATTTAACACACAAAAAGTAAACACAAAAAAACAACCAATGTTCTTTGGACAACCATTAGGAGTTCAAAGATACGATGAATTCAAATATCCAGTATTTGACAGACTTACACAATCACAATTAGGATATTTCTGGAGACCCGAAGAGGTATCTTTACAGAAAGATCGTAGTGATTATCAAACACTTACACCAGAACAAAAACATATCTTTACTTCTAATTTGAAGTATCAGATCATGCTTGACTCAGTTCAAGGTCGTGGTCCTGGTATGGCATTTATTCCTTATTGCTCTCTTCCTGAGTTAGAATCATGCATGACTGTCTGGGAATTTATGGAAATGATTCATAGTAGATCATACACATACATTATTAAGAACGTGTATCCAGATCCTGCAGAGGTATTTGATACTATCTTAGATGATGAGAATGTAATGACTCGTGCATCATCTGT